TTTAAAGACAATACAAGAGCTGGGTAAACAAAGTGCATTAAGCAAGAGCTATGAAAATTATAAATATTATTTTGACGATGACTTGACTAAGGAGGAAGTATTAAATACTACCATAAATTGGAATTATTATTATGAACGTTATAGCCGAATAGCAAACATGATCTGTCTTAATCCGAAAGAACTTGCAAATTTAATTGTTAAATTGTGTTATGAAAAATATCCGAAGAAGAATAAAAAATTTATCTGGATTATTGCTGGACAAGGTATATTGGAAAACTTAAAACAGACCAAGGTGCTATTACCTACTGAGAATGAAAATGGGCAATATGAGTATCTTGGCAGGAAATATAGTTTAAAGGAGGTATGCGATATTTGTTAAACGAAAAAAACGAAGTAATGGCAATTTTGAAAGGTAAGAGAATCGATAAGAAAAGAACATATAGAAGTTGCTACTTGCTGGCTAAGTATTATAAGTCTTTAGGATACAATATGGTTGATACTAGAAAAGTAATTTTTGAATGGGCCAATAAATACAAAATTACAATTACTGATGATTTAAATAGCATTATTCAAAGAGCATTTAGGGATAAAAAAGAACTTGTAAACAATGTTGAGATAAGGATTAGCGATGAGGATATTAAGGAAATAATTAGCAGGTTCGATAGGTATAATACTAGGTTGCTAGCATTTGGAATTCTTTGCTATGCAAAATTATATGCTGATGAGAGCGGTTTATTTTATATGAGTCAGGTGGGGTTATCTAATTGGTTAGGGATTAGCCAATCTGCATTATCCGATAGATATTTAAAAGAATTAATTGATTTTTGCTATATAGAAAAAGTCAGCAAGAAAGATGTTAGACTGATACGTTATAGAAACAAACATACTTCTAAAATATTGGTTTACAGGATTAAGGTTAAGCATGAAAATACTGGAAATTATATCGTAAGGGATGAAGATATAATTAAGGAATTTGAAAATATTTTTGCTATATATGAATAACTAATTTGTATTACATTTAATGTTTACACGAAATGTTTACACAAAATGTTTACACAAAATGTTTACATGAAATGTTTACATGAAATGTTTACGTTTTATCCTTTGGTTTTAAGAGCAGGTTTGGTTCAATGGTAGAACAGTTGCCTTGTAAGCAACAAATGGCGGTTCGATTCCGTCAACCTGCTCCATTATGGATAACAGGGGGAATTGCATGACAGAAGAGGAAAGGAAAAGACTTTTTGATATAGGCATGAAATTTCGTGGTGGTGCTTTCCCAGGCGAAACGTGGAAATCCCTTAATGAAAAATATAACAGGCCATTTACATCCGGTGAAGCATGGCGCAGTTTTGTCCGCAGGGAATTAAAAAAACAAAACAAAATTGTCCCCCCTCCCCCATTTTCGCCGGAACGCAAAAGCACCATTGAATTAAATAAAGATGGAACGCAAACCAGCACGAGATTAATTGAAATGGCTGAAGAAGATGCTAAGGATGTGAATTTTCTTTTAAGGGCGCATGGCTATGACTCTCGGGTATGGAATCTGGTCAGCGCACGTAATAATATATGGCAGGTATATTCTAAGGCTGATAAAATACAAACCCTTTACAGTTCACGCATTGTAGTTAAGCCCAGGGTAGAAATTTCCTTAGAAGAAATTAAAGAGTTCTTTGAAAGGCTTGATAGAAAATATAAAAGTCCTATACATACGCCTACCAGATATGATTTAAACGGTAAAATGCTTGAGTTAAGTATAGCTGATTTGCATCTTGGCAAACTGGCTTGGGTTGGTGATTCTGGCGAGAACTATGATTATAAGATTGCTAAAGAAAGATTTTTCTATGTTATCAACGATATTTTAACACGGACGGCACATTATAAGTTTAACAAGATATTATTTGTATTCTGTAATGATTTTTTCCATTATGATAATGTAGATGTGGCTACGACTTCAGGTACAAGAATGGACAGTGATTTAAGGTGGGCTAAAATGTACAAGGTTGGAGTAGAAATGCTCATTGAAGGCATTGATTTATTAGCACAACATGCGCCTGTAGAGACTTTTTATTTGGGGTCTAATCATGATAAAATGACTTCATTCTATGCGGTATGCCATTTAGCAGCTTGGTTTAGACATAATAAAAATATAATTATTAATACAGATGCTCAAGCAAGAAAATATATTGAGTTTGGCAAATGCTTAATAGGTTTTGCGCATGGCGATTCGGAATCAAAAAGTAAAATCGGTAAGTTAATGCCTGTGGAAGCGAGAGAAGCTTGGGGGCGCACTTTTTATCATGAAGTTCATGCAGCTCATTTTCACTCGGAACAGGCTATCAAAGAGGAAAATGGAATTATTGTGCGTTATATCAGTTCGCCTACCGGCACGGATAATTGGCATTATGAAAAAGGCTTTGTGGGAGCAATTAAAAAAGCACAAAGCTTTATTTGGGATAAGGAATTGGGGTTGACAGATATTATACATACGGTTATCCCTTTTAAGGGTGATGTTTAATTTTAACCCTCTACAGGGTGCTAAGAGAAGCAATAATGCTTCTCTTTTTTATTTGGATTAAAGGGAGGTCATACTTGCTGTGCCTAAACAAAAGCCTAAGCGCAATACCGATAAAAGCTACTGTAGGAAATGCACTCAATGGAAAGCTATAGATAATTTTCACGAAACAACGAATCCTTTACTTGATACAAATGGGCGATTATCTGTCTGCAAAGAATGCGCCAATGATGTTTTTTTGCACTATTACAGAATATATGGCGATATGAGAAAAGCAATTGTTTATACTTGCCGTGATTTAGATATACGATTCAGCGAAGATGCGTTGTCTCAAGCGCAGGTGCATATAGAAAAGATGAAAGCACGAGGGCATAAACCACGTAACATATTTGGTTACTATAAAAGTAAATTGGGTTCTTTTGGTAGAGCAAATAAAGGATATGATTCTTTTAGGTTTATTGATAGTGATCCCAATGAGGCAGAAGTGGTAATTAAATTCGATACTGATGAAGACATAGAAGATGAATTAGTAAAGTATTGGGGAGAAGGAAAAGAACCTTGGGAATACAGGTTTCTTGATAATGAAATGTTTAAAATGAAAACGGACTTTGAGTGCCCCGATTATAGCATGGAAATGATTATGAAAGATATTTGTTTCTTGAATCTGGAAATCGAAAAGGTTCGTAAGGGTAAATCTGGCGATATTGTTAAATTAATTAACACGAGAAGCACGTTAATGAATGATGGCAACTTAAAACCAGTCCAGTCAACGGGTGCAGATAGAAATGAGAGGGTTAGCTTTGGAGTATTTATTAAGAAATGGGAAAATGAAAAACCGATAGAAAAACGTTTGGACAATGAAATGAAACAATACATAGATACATTTTTTATTGGTCATTTAGCAAAAATGGAAGGCTTGGACAATGAAATTGTCAGGCAATATGAAGAAGCATTAAATGAATATACGATTGATTTTGATAAAGATATAAATTTTATAGAAGAAGATGATCAGAATATAAATTACGAAGAAGTTGATGAGCAATGAGATATGAAAACTTCCAAGTAAAAAGAAACAAAAATTATAAAGCCGTTGGTTTGTATGATAAAAAAGCTAATTATAATAAGTCAACGGAGAAACTTACGAAATCAGAGAGGCTCATGCAGGGAATAGCTGAATGGGCTTCTTTTTATAGGGCACGTCCAGATATATTTGTTGATGATTATCTTGGAATTACCTTAAAACCTTTTCAAAAGATATTGCTTTTTGTAATGATGCACTATAATTACACCATGTTTTTTGCTAGCCGGGGATTGGGAAAAACATGGTTGGTTGCTTTGTATTGTGTTGTAAGATGTATTCTCTATCCGGGTACGAAAATTATTGTCGCCTCAAAGACAAGAGATCAGGCGATGGTTTTAGTTTCAGAAAAAATACCTGAATTAATAAACCTATCTACAACCGGAATGATTCAACGAGAAATTGATGGCAGTATCAGAACGTCTCTCAATGTTTCCGACCCCAATGTTGTTTTCTTAAATGGTTCTTGGATTAAGGTAGTTGCTTCAACTCAAACTGCAAGAAGTCGCAGGGCTAATATTTTAGTTTTAGATGAGTTTAGAATGATTGATCCCTTGATTTACCGGAATGTATTAAGAAGGTTTTTGGCTGTTTCGAGACAGCCCGGTTATCTTAAAATAGAAGAATATAAAAACAAAAAAGAATACATGGAACGAAATCAGGAAATATTTATAAGCTCTCCCTACTACAAGTATAATTGGGCTTACATGCGCTATTCTGTATTCGTTAAATCCATGCTTCAAGGCAAGGGGTATTTTGTGTGTGGTTTACCATATCAGATTGCTATTAAGGAAGGCTTGGCTAATAAGCAACAGTTAATTGACGAAATGCAGGAAGAGGATTTAGACTTCATCGGTTGGCGAATGGAGATGGAATGCCTCTTCTTCGGTGAAAGCGAAAAGGCATATTTTAAAACAGAAGAGCTTAATAACATTAAGAAAATAAATTTCCCTATTTATGGCAAAGAATTACAGGACAAAATAAAAAACAAGGTTCTTATTCAAAAGAAAACACCTAATGAAGTTAGGATTTTGAGTTGTGACATTGCCTTGCTCGGCGGCGATCAGAATGACGCTTCGGTTTTTACGCTGATAGTAGGTAAGAAAACTGCTAATGGAACTAAATATAAAAGATATGTCAAAAATATTACTGCATGTCAGGGAATTCATCCCGAAGTGCAGGCTTTAATGATTAGAAGGTTGTTTGATGATTATGATTGTGATTATATTGTTTTGGATATGCGTGGAAATGGCATTAGTGTCTACAGTTATTTATGTAAGAAACTTTACGATAATGAAAGAAAAGTTGAATATATACCGTTTTGTTCCCTTAATGAATTTAGTGACCCCAAGCTGGAAGCATACCACCTTGAAGAAGAATATGAGCAGAGGATATATACCGTTTCTCCTACCGAAGAATTTAACCATGATATTGCATTAGACTTGAAAGATAAAATTGTTAATCAAAGAATTGAACTTTTAATATCAAAAGAAGATGCAATGGAACTTTTAATGCAGGAACAGTGGTTTGTCAAAAACTTATCCCCTGAAGAAAAAGCAGACTTTTTAATGCCATACATACAGACCAATTTATTACAAACTGAAATGGTTTTGCTTGAACGGCAAGACCATCCTCGTTATATCAAATTGAAAGAGCCACCCGGTAAAAGGAAAGACAGATATTCAAGTTTAGCTTATGGTAATTATTTTATAAGCATACTTGAAAAAGATTTGGTTAAGAAAGAGAAAGATTTTGATATTTCGTTATTGTTTAATTTCAAGAAGCCTCAAATTAGAAAGAGGTAGAGGAGGGTAGATATGACCGAAGATGTTGTTGTATTAGACAAGAAGCCCAGCGAAGATGATTTAAGGATTCAAGAATTAATGAGACTTAGCTTTAGGGATTTAGCTAGGCTGGTAAAGCGTGATTTAAACGAGAACGAAACAACAATGTATACTTTTTCTAGAAGCTTTAATAGAGATGATGTGCAGAGGTGGATTACAAACCCGCAAAAATACGAAAAGCAACTTAGACAGGTGGTTAGATTTTTATTCTTTGCAAGTTCGCATTTCAGAAGGGCTGTCTTATATTTTGCTACATTGCCTTTATTTAAATATACCGTAGAAATGTATGGTGCTGATTTTAAAACCTTAGATACGGATGTTGTTAGAAAAAAGTATATTGATACAGTAAATTTCTTAGAGGTAATGAATCTGGAACATGAATTATCTAAAGTAAGTTTGATGTGCTGGCTTGAAGACATATTTTATGGTTATGAATATAGACTTAAAGATAGCTATTTTATTCAAATGCTTAATCCTGACTACTGCCAGATTTCATCAATTGAGGATGGTGTTTTTAATTTCCAGTTTGATTTTTCGTATTTTAATACTAGAAAAGCAGAGTTAGACAGATTTGACCCTGAGTTTAAAGAAAAATATGAGATATATCTATCCAATAGAAGAAATAAGAGATGGCAAGAGTTGGATTCCAATAAGACAATATGTATCAAGATAAACGAAAACTTCGATTACAGCGTCCCTCCCCTCTCAGGCATTCTTGAATCTTTATATGATATTGAAGATTTTAAGCAATTAAAGAAAGCAAGAACCGAGCTTGATAATTATTTAATACTTGTTTTTGGCATTCCTTATCTTAAAGATAAGGACAAGGCGAATAATTTTGCTTTATCTCAGGACAAAGCTTTAGAATTTTTCAACATGGCAATTTCTTATTTGCCTGACCAAGTAGGCGCAATATTGTCTCCATTTGAGAGAATAGATGCTATTCGAGTAGACAGGTCTGACAAGGCGGTTGATACTGTTGCCGAAGCAGAACGTGCTTTCTATAATGATGCGGGTATTAGTCAGTTGCTATTTAGCTCGCAAGATGCTTCGGGGGCAGCTTTAACAAAAAGTGTTATGGTTGACGAAATGCTTATTTTTAAGTTTTTAAAGCAATGCGAAAGATGGGTTAACCGCAAGCTTAAGAATTATAATAAGAAAATATTTTTTAGAACACACTTTTTGGAATTAACCCACATGAATAAAAACGAATATATTGATAACCTAAAAAATGCGGCTAGCCTTGGAGCGCCCGTGAAAATGAGATATGCTGTTGCTCTGGGATTAACTCCTAGTGCCGTTTTGCACAATGAATTTGTAGAAAATCAGGTGTTTGACATAGCGAATACCTGGGTGCCCTTATCGAGTAGCTATACGCAATCTTCAAGGCAGGATGAGGGCGGAAGACCCAAGGTTGACGAGGATAATTTAAGTCCCGAAGGCGAAAAGACAAGGGAACGTGGAGATAACGATCCCGACAATAGAGATTACTAACATAAAAGGGGGAAGGTATAATTGTGAAGTTTATCCACTGCTTTAGTGAGGAATTAAAAAATAAATTATTGCAATCCGGTTTCAGGCTGTTGTATCAAGGCAACAGCTTTTTTATTTTCGAAAACAATTCAAGTCTGCATTTTGATTTTACTGGTTTTAATAAGTCTCAGTTTATCTTTAGCAATAAATTAGTCGTATAACTGAAAGGTGGTGAAGAAAAAGATTGAGCAAATTACAAGAACTAAAGCATTTATCACTTGCCGCTACATATGAGGTTGATGACAGTTTTGATTCGGACAAGTTTATCAAGCTTCGATTAAGGGTTTGTCATGAAGGCAAAAACCCGAATCAAAGCTATTTTGAACCAGAGAATATTGAAAAAGCCAAAGATTCCCTTGCTAATATTCCCATTCTTGCTCATGTAGTAGAAGACAGCGAAGGCAACCTTGATTTTGGCGGACATGATATGACAATTGAAAAAAACAAAATTGGGGATGGTGATGACTATAGAATTATTTATTTAGAAACTCCTATTGGGCTTGTGCCTGAGACAAATAATTATGCCTACGAGGAACATGATGGCAGGAACTATGTATTTTGTGATGCCTATGTGTGGCGTGATTACAGCAATTACGCCGAAGACATTATTGAAAGAGATAAAGAAATCAAGCTGTCAATGGAAATCATTGTTGATGGATATGAGTATGATGCCAAAGAAAAAGTCTTAAACATTATTGACTATCGTTATCAAGGCATCACCCTATTGGGAAAAGACCATGGCACAGGCATGATAGATGCTTTAGCGACAACCGAAACTTTTTCGAGTGATGCCAGCAAGGAAAAACTCTTGAAGATGATGGAAGAGTTGAAAGAAGAGTTGAAAGAAGCTCTTTCTGAGAATGAAGGAGGGAATGAAGTGGATAATGACAAGAAAGATGTAATGGAAAACCAGGAGCATGAAAAGTATATTAAGTCGTTTGAGATTTCTCACGAAGACATTCGTTATGCGCTTTATATGTTACTTGAGCCGGTAGAAACTGAAGACAACGAATATTACTGGATCGATACTGTTTTTGATGATAGGTTTGAGTATAGTAATTGGGGTTTAACGAAAATTTATCGCCAGTATTATGAAGTCGGTGAAGACGATGTTGTGAGATTTGTAGGCGACAGGATCGAGCTTTTCCAGGAGAGGCTCACCAAAGAAGAAAAAGAAGCACTTGATGCTATGAGAAATAACTATGCGTTATTAGAAGAAGAAAATAAATTTTTGAAAGCATTCAAAGAACAAAAATTAAAGGAAGAACGTATATGGGCAGAGGGAGAACTATTTGCTCAGTTTGATGAGCAGTTAAAGGATAATGAGGAATATATCAAGCTAAAGGAGAATGCTTCGCAGTTTACGCTAGAACAGCTTGAAAAAGAAATTGCTTACATTGTAGTTAGGAGCAATTCTAGCTTCAAGTTTTTTGGCAACAAACCCAATAAAAAAATTAATACAGTTAAAATCGACCTTCCTTCCAGAGAAGATGCGAAGGAAGAAAAATACGATGAAATATTAGAAAAATATCTAAAAGGAGGAAAATAAATATGGCGTATGGTGTTGTTAGAACTGATAATGTAAAGGCTACTAAAAATGGTAACATTAGGTCGGCAAAGTTCTATGATGCTAGTGACAATGCTGCTGCTATTGAAAACGGCATGTTGGTTGAGGTAAGTGAGCTTTTAAATGCATCAACAAATCGTGAGATTTTCAAGGCTGTTACTCCTTCTGCTGGTACTGCATTGAATATTGGTGTTGTGGCTACACCTGAATTGATTTATGACGAGTCTCTTAAATCTAAAGGGGCATTGGAAAACTTCAGGAATGAAGCAGGCATGCCTATTACTGTATTAATGCTTGCCCCTGGAGATATCCTGAGCGTTTCTGATGAGTGTATTGACCCCATTAATGACAGCACTCCTGTTGCAAAGGGGCAGTATGTCTATCTTACAACCTCTACCAAATGGAAGGCGGTGGCGGGTCTTAATGGGGTTACATCTTCTTTGACTGGTC